AATCCTAAGAGAACACACCCTGATGAAGGCCATAAGGCTGCCTGTCCAGTACCACTCAGTAAACATGCTCTGAGGTAGTACCATACGTGCCATCTCAGGTGCTACTCCTTTTCTAAGTAGTTCATCGTAGGTCCACATACATCTCCTTATGGCTTGTTCATAGTCGCTCAGAAGAGATGGACCTGTACCTGAAGAGGGATTAATATCAATCTCTTCTTCAGAACTTCCCTGCTTCTTGTCAGTGGGTCTACCTCTCCAGTACTCAGGGTAGTAGAACTCAGGTTGACTATCTACGTATCTTCTACTCACCTCATTCCAGACTAGACCCACCTGATGTTTGCCCAGTTGTCTAGCCACAAAGATAGGTGCTTTGATTCTGAAAGACACAGAGCAGTGACCAAAAGGAGTCCAATGATTGTGCTTGGCAAGATACTTAATCAGCTTCTCATCTGATTCTTTTAGTAAGTTACTAACAGGTCCAGCAGGAGTAACGCTCTCCCATTCAGATTCTTTGGAGAAGGAAACTCTGGCAGCGTTTACCACTGTCAGGTCTGAACCCATATGATCTATCAGTGTTACTTCCATTTAAAATAGTTCCTTACTTTTTTCATAACATTTTTGATATATTCTTTGAAACTTTTACCCTCTGTAGGAGTACCTCCCAGATATTTAGGTATTCTTTTAGAATCCTTACTACTCATTTAAGTTTGCTTGTTTCTAAAGAACTAAAACTGTCAGTAAATCCTGAATCAGGGTAATCTTCTACAGCAGTACGCATATTAAGATAAAATAAAAGTAAATCAATAGCTTTAATGATATCTTCATTTTGTTTAGGGACTGTATCTTTTAAATCTTTAAGGTGATATGTTAATGTACGATTCATTTATGCTCCTAGGTATCTTGGGATTTTACCTTTCATTCGCCACGCACCAAACGCGGTATGCCCACTCCAAAGTCATCTGTAAATCCAGAGTCAGGAAACTCCTCAGTGTAATCGTTTAAGCGTTCATCAAACTTTTTCATAAGAATAGGTTCAAGGTGAGTAAGAACAATGGCACAGGCTTCCATCACTCCACCGCAAGTGGTCTCCTTCCTGATCTGTCTCAGGACAGCAGAGGCAATTCTCTCTGCCATCTCTTCGCTCATATCAATTGTATATGTCATCTACACTAGGCTCCTATGTCTACTATCTCACACACTCCACCTGCACAGGCAAGCTCTTGTGATCCAGTGGTTGTATCTCCTTTCTCATAGTTAGATAACTCATACCAATCTATAGCAGGTGGCATCTTCTCTGTCAAGTCTTTAAACTCTTCCTTGTCTATGTCTTGGTAAGGGGCTTGCTTATAAGAATGATCAGAGAAAGGAAGGAAGGATATACCAGAGAGAGAATCAAAATGTTCCCAACACCATGCTCCTACCTCTAGCCACTCATGTTCTTTGACAGAGATAGTAACAGAAGGTTTATGTTCACAGTAGTTGTCTGCAATCTTGAGCCAGAGTTCTAATTGTGCTAATGCTCCCATATCATATCTACACACTGCACTGTCTGGACTTTTCATGGGGAAGGAGAACACAGTTACATTATCAGGTGCTGTAAAGTCAGGCTCTGAGGGTACACCTTTATCCTTGAGAAACATTGTCAAGGGGTCTTTGTTGTCTCCTCTGACTGTCCTGATGTAGTAAGGATTATGTCTGGCATGGATACCAGAGGCAGCATCAACAAGTTGTGACACAGTTCCAGAGGGTTTAACACATGTGACAGCAGTACTCTGGTTGATGCCTAGTTTCTCTGCAAGCTTCTTGTTAGTCTTAATAGCCACATCTCTTAGTTGTTGAAGAGCTTCTGGAGAAGCGTCATATATAGCAGGACAGTCCATGATACCTGTCAGAGATACACCAAGCAACCTTTCTTCTTCTGTGGTATTCTTCCAACGCTTACGAATATATCCAAAGTCTGTAAGAGTAGATTGAAATGTACCCAATATAGTAGCCAGTTTAATTTTGTTCTTGAGTGTATCCATAGTATCATCTACTCTACAGATAACCTCTGATAGATTACAGAACTGATAAGGTCGTAGGATAATCTCACAACAAGGGTTAGTACCAAACTCTATATCACCATCACGCCTTCCATTAGATGCTGCCTTGACCTGTGCAGAGGCACGATTAAAGATACCTCTCTCACCGCTCTTGCTTTCATATAGTGACAACCATTCCTTCATGAAGATACCCATGTCAGGACGTTCTGTGTAGCATACAGAGTTGTTAGACAAGGCACGTTGTTGGTTGTCCACCCACCACTCACCACTCTTAGCCATACGCATACGTTCATCAGTGAGGTTAGAGAGCGAGATCAAGGCAGACCTTCTGACTCCTCCTACCACTACAACTTGACCTACCTTACACATAATATCATGGCACTCAATAGAGGTAAGCTTACGTCCCTTGGCTTTCCTAAACGTCTGAATAGTGAAGTCAAACAGTTCTTCCAGAGGAGCAGGACCAGATGCTCTCCCACCAAACACCTTGAGCCTTGCACCAGCAGGGCGTATTTTACTGGTATCTATCTTGGGTATACGATTGGTGTATAGGAGAGAGATAAGATCACGCAGTCCTCTGGCCCAACCTTCCTTAGAATCAGCAACAGAAATAACATCATCTGTGTTTTCAAAGTATTGATCAGGAATAGTAGGAAGCTTGTTGATATACTGACGCTCAACAGAAAAGCCCACACCTGTACCATTCATCAAGATGTACAGACACTCATCAAAGGAACGAGGAGAATCAATAGGCAGATAAGAACAATTGTACCCTGAGATATGCTCACGCTCCAAGGCAGGACCAGCAGTCATCAATGCTCTCATGGAACCCAGTACTTCTAGGTTCAACATACCTCTGCGAATGTCAGCTAACTCTACACCAAAGAGAGAGTAGTCGTAATTCTCTTTCAAATGATCTACCATAAAAGAAAGATACCTATCAATGGTTTCTTCCCATGACTCTCTGCGTCCTTGATCATCTAACCAACGAGAGTATCTCGACATATGTATAAATGATTGATAGTTTGTAGGTAAAGTAATCTCATTCATCCAGGTTCTCCTCTATATTTTTTCTATTAGTTTCTCTATATACCATTTGGCTTTTTGCAAATCTTCTTTGGGTTTGCTTTTATGTTTATATCTTAATATATACTTTGATATGTTTCCTTTAAGGTAGCCTAAGAACTCTTCTTCAGTCATGGACATTTCTAAAATATCAATTGCCTCTATGCCCTGCATCCTATAATGCTTGGGACTATTAACCATATCAGTTTTCTCTGTTGAAGAAGGAGTTAATTTCTTTCCTGACATTATGTATATCCTTTCTTTGTAATACCTTTGTTGCTACAGAACGCATAGCCACAGGATTTATACCAGCTATGTCACACACATACTCAAAGTTTTCACACGTAACTCCAGACGTTGTAAAGAACCAGGAACGTGCAGCCAGACGATCTACTTTGATACTACTAGGCTCTATGCTTGTGGAAGGTTTACTAACATCTAACAAAGCTCTAAGAATAACACCCATAAATAATGAATGGTACTCGTTGTTAGGAGTACCTGTAAAAATAGATTCATTGCTAATAGATGTTAAGGTGTTCATTATATTTTTATAATTCTGATTCATAACTTTCTACTGGTCTATACCATTTACCTCCTACATAGTTATTATAGAATGCTGGCTCATCTGTTCCTTCTAGAACAGCAGCTAAAACATTATACTTCATTTGATAGTAACACTCATAGTAACGTAAGCTACGTTTGTTTTTAAACTCAGCAATCATTTCAAATTTAAAATTTCTTTTACCAATCTTCTTGATATCTTCTGTCAGAGAGCGAGAAGAACCCATGTAAACTTTCCAATTAGATTGCCTGTACTGCTTACCTTTTTTATAATGCCAATACTGTTTGCATCCTATGTAAGCTTTACCTGTTTTCTTATTGGTAATAACATAAACAAATCCAAATTTATTTTCAATGTCTGGTTTACCTGTATACTTCCAATGCATTACCAGTCTACGATCTCATCTACATTAGGAGTTTTAGAAACCTGTGTAAGGTAACGTGGGTTTGTTGCATAATCAAACACACGTAATCCTTTACCATTATTAGCATCCATCCAACAGTCACGCTTATAGTCACAATAGATGCAACCAATAGCCAACTTATAATTCCCAGACTTACCATCAGGAACAGGCTCATAACACTTAGCTGGAGGAGTATCTTGTTTAATAACATCTTTAATATATTTAACACGTTCTGCTGCATTGATCATTTCCATAGAATGTACTTTGGATAAGCATATCTCTCCTGATTGTTTATTGATAGCCAAGAAAGCAGCATCATTTAATCCATTAGCTTCTGCATAGGAAGACAGTTGAGCTATATAACCAAAGGGATCATCTGAAGATACATAGTTATTCTTAAACTTGTCGAAGCCTCTACCTGATGCAGACTTACAATCAACAAGGACACCATCAATAATAGCATCTTGATGTCCCTTGACTCCTTCGACTTCAACTTCTTTCTGCTCGTCTGTGACAGTATGTCCAGCCAGAGAAGACAAGGTAAGTAAAAGTTCTTCTAAGATATAACCATATAGAAACTTAATCTTATCTTTTCCTTCAAGCTCAATAGTTTCTTTAACAGTTGAGTTAGGAGATGCTGAGTACCACTGTTGACGTTCAGGTTTACCTATAGCAGATAGTCTTAGAGAATCTCTTCGACGTTCTTCCTCATAAATAAAAGCCTTGAGATGTACCTTCAAGGAGTCTCCAAACTTACTGATAATCTTATCTACCTCAGAATCAGGCATATCAGGAACAGCTTCTTCAAACAAGGAATAAATATCTTCCACTAATGTATCTATATTTTTCATAAAAAATAGGGGGAACCCTAGTCACCCAGAGTTCCCCCTTCCCTAGTTAGGATGAAAGAGGAATAGTTTCTTCATTCATCGAGGAGAAGCCATCATCAACCACA